GACACCTCCAAAGTTGGCACCACCACCTTTGTTGAGACATCCAATGTCGTGACTAATGCGACTATTAAGCCTCAGGAGAGATCACAATTATACCCGGTGAGAGATCAGACAATTTCTGATTTTCTTGCCAAACCCCATCTCGTTGATTCCTTCACCTGGACTACAGCCCAGACAGTTAATTCTGTTTTGGCCACGAATTCAGTGTGGAGTGATTTGACATCCAACCCCCTTTGGACGAACAAGATGCTTGGTTTCAACTTTATTAGAGCTACTGCTGTATATAGAGTTGTCGTCAATGGCAATCCTTTCCACGCTGGGTTGCTCAAGTTTGGTTTCATTCCTTTTGCAAATTCTGTGATGACTGCACCCAATCTTCAGCCCACGTGGAGAGCCAATTACCTTAGCACCTTCTCGACAGTTCCGGGAGCCATGTTTGAAGTCAAAGATTCAACTGCTATAGTGCGCATTCCGTATGTGTCCACAGTCGATTATGCGACTTTGCAAACTTCCGACCAGTTGGACTGGGGTGGGTGGGCCATTAAGGTCTACTCACCACTTGCTACTGGTGCAGCAAATTCTCAGAGTGTTGATGTTGCTGTTTACTTACACTTCGAAGATGTGGAGATGGCCGTTCCGTATCATCCACAGTCCACAGCGCCCAAGAAAACTTTTAAAGGTGCTCGTTTTGTTTCCAAGATAGGTTCTGCAGCCAAGGAGGAGATCGCGTCTGCTGAAGCGTCTGTTATGGCCTCAGGTGGTGTGCTTTCCCGCGGTCTTATGGCCGCTGGTAAGGTGGCAACCATTCTTGAGGAAATACCCGTTCTTTCGTCCATTGCTGGTCCAACTTCCTGGGTTCTTAGAGGAGCTTCTACAGTCGCTTCTTGGTTTGGGTTTTCGAAACCAGACCTGGATTCTGCTCCCACCAATGTGCAACGGCTCGCCAATCCCAACATGCCGAACGCAACTGGTGCTGACACAGCTGTCACCCTGGCTTTGTTCCATGACAACTCTGTTGAAATGAAGCCCGGTTTTGGTGCGGATGACCTCGATGAGATGAATTTCAATTACATTAAAAAGATTCCTGGATATATTGATTCTAGAGGGTGGGCAACTACTGACCTGGAAGGGGCCGTTCTTTTCAAGCTCGATATTGGGCCTCAAGCTCTTTACGAGGCTATTTCGAACGCTGCTCCTGCTGTGGCCGGCCGTTGTTACCTGCCTTTTGGTTACTTGTCCACTTTCTTTAGAGTCTACAGAGGCTCCATTGACATACACATTAAAATGCTCAAAACTGATTATCATTCTGGCCGTTTGGCTTTTGTATATACACCTGGCGCTCTTGCGTCCGTTCCATCCTTGGCTGATCAGCCTTACCTTCTTCGTGAGATTGTCGACATTAGAGAAAAGAGTGAGATAGTTTTCCGACTGCCTTACTTGGAGTACCAAAAGTTTATTGGTGTCGACAAAATCATCGGGAAGTTGTATGTTATTGTTGTTAATGAGCTCAAAGCCCCCGACACAGTCAGAAATGTCATTGACATGGTCATCTCTGCTTCCGCTGGAGACGATTTTGAATATGCCATTCCTGGTATGAAAAAGGTTCCTGATGTGACCTCTGTTGGAGTACCGTTTATTCCACAGATGGGTTCCACAGCTCCCGATGTCGACCAGTCTTTGGTTTTAGAGCCCATTGGTAACTACCCAAGTATGAATTTCGATGATGAGGCTGTCAGCATGTCCATTGGTGAGAAATTCACCTCAATTCGTCAGCTTCTTCTTCGATACACTGTCCTTTGTAATTACCCAACAGCTCCCACTTATGGTGCACTTAAAGCGTTTGCGTTTTGGCCTTACACAACCGCTATACCCGTCAATCTTCCGGCTTCCACTTTTATACCGAAGATGT